CCCATTTTTACGGCGTTGCGGACACGTGTTTCATTCCATACTTTCAGAGTATAAAAACGTTTTACTTTCTCGAAATTATCACTATGCATCACGATGTTCCTCCTTTTCTTTAAAGTTCAACGCCAGCCATCATTGCAATATACTCAATGTCCGACTGCATCTTGATTTTTTCCATTTCAGCTTTTGAAATGTCTCGAAGAACAAACCAATACTCTTCTCCCATCGGAGTGATCTGAACAAGCTCCATATTATTGTGAGTTTCTTCTACTTCGCCATCGCTGATGACAACAGGGCTGCAACAATCTTCAAACATCTCTTTTGCAATTGGAGATTTCGAGATAAAATTGTTGCCGTTGAGTTTCAAGTCGCCGATAACAGTACCATCAGCAAGTGTAATTGAATAAGTTTTATCTTCCATTTTGAATTTTCTCCTATTCTTTTATACAAATATTAAATTCTTCGGGGCACGAGGCCCCTCAGTTACTAACCAATAAGGAAATACGGACGAACCCCAAGAGAGCTCGAAGCGAGGCTGTAAATCGCATTGCCGTCGGTGGCCACACGGGCAAAGTAAGCCGAAGACACGACATCTCTCAGCCAATACCAATATCGTAAGCTGACGATTGACGGATTGAGCATAGCTGCTGCGAACTGCTGACGACCAGTTGTATACTTATTCGGAAGCGTTACACCATCGTTTGCGGG